TTTAGTCCCATCAGTTTTTATATCCACCCCCAGCTTCTTTATACTGCTTTGCAAGCATTTGAGCCTTTCTGGCTGACCATTGTCCAGGCTTTCCGCCTTTTCCGCCAGCTTTAATTTTCTCAAACAACCGTTTGCGCAATGATGGTTTTGTGTAGTTACCTGCCTCATTGACTCTACTTTTTGTTTTGCCACCTTTACCCATTCGAATAAGGTTGAGATCTTTCGTGTCATCACCAGTAGAAGTAAAGCCGCCGTATTTCATTTCTTCTACACCAGATATCGTTCCTTTATTCTTAGAAGCATAGAACACACGCTCACCCTTTTTAGGGCCATACTCCTTCTTCATGGAGCGCATGATTTCTTTGCCCTTATCTGTTAGCGGCATACAAACGCTCCAGTTCCAGTTTTATTGCTTGCATCTGAACAGCCATGACTTCAGTTCGTTTATCTACAGCGATCAAGGTTTCTGTCGTCCAACTAGCCCAATTATACGAAACCGCGCCCACTAGACCGATTAAAGCCGCTGCGACCCCCATCACAACCTTACTGCTCAAGATATCCATTACGAACCTTTCTTCCATTTTGGAGAGCTAGATTTAGTTTTACTAGGGGACCACTTAACACGATCAGCCCAATAAGCTGCAGACATTTTGCCTTTACTAATGTTCTTCGCGTGACGAGACTTAAAGGCTTTTCGCTGCCCTACGGTCTGATTTGTCTTTACACCCTGCTGACCAAAGCGAATAGTCTTCACCTTATCGCCCTCTTTAGCCACAACAATGTGTGACTTCTTTGGGTGATTAGGTGTACGCTTGGGTTTGTTGTATCCACTAACTCCTGCGCGTTCTAACCGACTATCCTTCTTTTTCTTTTCAGCCATTAAAGAGTATCCCCATCGTTGATGTAGATAAACTCCATTGACGCGGAGACATTAAAGGTAACAGATCCAGAGGAAGAAAACGCCCTCATCTCTAAGTCTGTTTTTTCTGTGAACCTTAATGGAAAAGTGTAAAACTGCTCATGTGTGGCATCTGTCAGGGTAAATCTTTCCTTTATCTGGAAGACTTCTCCGTATGGCCTAGCAACAAGACTAGCATTCAAAAGGGCTTTGGTGTTGGTAGATGTGCCTGTGGACAAAGACATTTTTGTAAGGAACGCTGTATATCCTGCGGGAACTGTCCAAAGAGCCATCAATGTTTGGTTGTCTCCATCGCCATTGATGCTAAGATAAACATTAGCTGGAACTCCAGTGGTCACTGTGCCTGTTCCTGCATAAATTGTTCCAGCGTTTGCGCCACCACTACCCGCGCTGCGAACAAGACCGCGATTTATCCGTAGGTAAGATTTTGTAGTGTTAACAGCCGTTTGTCCGTTTAATGTGACAACTTCGTTTATTTCGTTGTAATCGGCGTCTAAGCCAAAAACTTCTACTGTTCTTGCACCAGTCCCTGCGGCAGTGTCGTCAGTTGAACTGCTTGATACAGTCATTACTGTAGCTGATGCAGGATAAGCGTATAAACCACCTTGTTCCCAGATGGTTTCTTTTGAGTCTCCGACATCGTTGTTGTAACCAAACTTAAATACCGTTTTATGGAATGATATTTGCCCACGAGCAACTTGAAGCTCAAACGGCTCGCTAGTTCCAACTCTGGAAATTGAACTTACTTCACGAGCCATTTAAATCTCCTAGTTATAAAACACCGTCATAGCAGTGATGTTAGTAAATGCAGAAACGTACACGTCACTGACACGAATACCGTCAGACGGAATGTTTACTGAGTGAGAATCAGATGCAATAAAGTCCAGATCAAGAACTGTAGAGCCACCGTTACCATCAGTGATTGTCAGTCTAGGCGATCCAGTAGTTGTTAATACTTGGATCTGACGGATTCGAGCGGGGCCAACACTAAGTGACCCCGTTCCAGTAACACGTTTCGATTGTACATCAGAACGCATATCTTACTCCTATTAGCTATCAGCAAACGGAGTAGCGAGTGTGCCTGATCCTAACAATGTGCCAGTAACAAGATATTCTGCAGTTGCAATTGCTGTGACTTCCACAACAGAACCAGCAATACCACCTGTAGTGGTGCCGTTCATAGAAATGACATCGTTGCTTGCTGCAGGAGCGAAACCCCTAGCTTGAGAAGTGGCGGCGGCGGCAAGAACGAGATTGCCAACAAACTTATCTGTGCCATCTGTTTTGATATCCAAGTCAGAAGCAGTGGTGCCTACAAAGAATTTGTAGGTTGCGCCAATAGTGTCACTGGTGATTGCTGGAAGCGTAACTGCACCGTCTGCATCATTGATTTCAATAATGCGTCCTACGTGGTCTGCATATGTGAGAGTTGTTTCTGCTGTGATTGCTACAACTGCGGTTGATCCTACAGCAGTAAATCCGCGTTCAGAACGAACGGGACCTGAAAAGGTAGTTAGACCCATTTTGATCTCCTGTCTTTGGGTGTGTCAGCCAATGGCTGTCAGGGATGAAAACAGGATACCACACTTTTTAAAAAAGAAAAGGGGCGAGTAAACCCGCCCCTCTAAAAGTTCTATTGAACTAATTATGCACCTGGTGATCCGTAGATGCCTAGCGGATCTGATACACCGAATGAATAACGCTCACGCGCTTTGTAGCGCACGTTACCTGTATCGAAGTCACCATCCATAGATGTCTGCATTGCAGTACGCACAAAGTGCTTCATGCCGTTTGGAACATCTGTGGTGATGAAGAAGGCGTCTACGTCAGTCAGATAGTGGTTGACGCGATAGCCTTCTGGGATCGAACCATTCGAACGCAATGCGTTGATGTCGTTATCCGCTGTACCTGTGCGAAGCTCTGTTTGCAGCAAGCGAGTTGCGACGAACATAAGCGCAGGTGGAACGATCAACTTACGTGGACGTGCCGCAATCAACAGGCCGCGTTCATCAGTGTACGCTGCAATGTCGATAACTGCTTGCTCAAGTGAAGTTTCGTTCAAGTCAGCATTTGTTGAAGGTTTGTTTGCGTTTGTTCCACCTTCCACTGTTGGGTGGTTGGTTGCGAACAAGAACACATTGTCACCTGATTTAAAGGTGTCAAAACCTGTATTCAACAAAGAAGCCGCTTTAACCTGCTTGGTATACGCCATAGCACGAGCCAAGGCTTTTGTATAACGAGCAGATAGTGAGTCGTACAAGTTGTCTTCCATCGCTTCTTCAGTGACAGAAAAGCCCATTGCAACCGTTTCGTGGTTGTAACGAGCGGTGAACGACTCTTGTGCATTGTCGTAAGAAATTGATGCACCTTCTGCTTTCACAGGGGCTGCAGCAAACCCGGACAATTTAACTTCTTCCTCAAAGCTACGCTCTGAGTTTTCAGTTTCGTAAATCTCTGCGTGTTCATTTTCGTACTTATCGTACTCAAGTCCAAACAACGCATTGAGACCAGGTAATAGCTCTTTAAGGAGCTGGGCGCGTGAAATAGCCATTATTTAACTCCTTTATAAGCCAACATTGTTCGTCATCTGGTGAGCGCCCGGATTGAACTTTACAAGTACATCTGGATACGCATCAGCAGGATCAGAAACATGAGCAACGATGCGGAATGCAGCCGCTGCGGTTTGAACAGTCGCATCTAGTGCAGACGTAGAGTTACCTGTAACTGTATCACCAGTTGAGGTAGACTGCGCTGATGCGAAGCCTGTGTTCGTGCCAATGATTGTCTGCGCTCCAGCACCATCAAGCTGCGCTTGGAACAGTACGTTTGGATCATCGACAACATAGGCTGTGATCTTAGTACTATTGCTGTTTGTACCAGACGGATAGTACTGTGCTTGAACACGTTGACCTGAAGAGTTTACATATTCACAACCAACGAAGACGCCGATTCCGCCTACACCTGTTGTGCCTGAAATGCTGTTAGAGGTCAGGTCCATACCTGTACCCGTAGCCAGCGCGATATACCCATCGGCCCCAATGATAACAACTTGCCCGTAGAATAGATTAGTTGCTTCACCAGCAGGGTCGATGAGATACTGGGACGTTGCCCCAGCGTATGGCATTCCGTCAGCACGTTTTACTGGACGGAGACCATAAGGAGCCGCTGTTGTAGCCATAGCTCTTTCCTCATCATCTGAGTTTCAACCAAGCAAGCCCCCCCGAAAGGTTACTTGCCAAACGAAGTCCGCGTAGACCGCTCAGGATTCAGAACGGGCATGCGAGGGTCTGAGTTACGCAAGTAGGAGTTATCAACAGCATGCATCTGACTTGTCGCCATCTCATTCTGTGCATCCCTTCTAGCTTGCATATTTTCGGTTGAGTTCTGACATAGCAATAACCCACCGACCTCAATATTGTCTGTAAATCGAGAATCGATATCAGACACAACTTGAAGGTTTGGATGATCCCCTTTCAAAACAGGTGTCCATCCCTCACGAAATTTGGAAGAAACATTCGTATTGTCACTCTGCCCAAGTGTTGCTGTGCGAATCCAGCGGTACTCAATGCCCTCTCTGGGTTCGGGGGTAGGTAACATAGAAGGTCTCTGCCATGACACTTTGCGCTTTGACTCTTCACGAGTCTCTGTGGTGCGTGGGGTTCTGTTTGTCATTTGGATGCTTCCTTCATTAATTGCGCCGCATATTGCTCATTTGTCAGACCAAGTCTCTTGGCGAGAGAGACCTGCGTTGAGGTCAGTTGCACTTTGCGTGGTTTTTTTCCGCTTCTCGCGGCAGGGGCAACCACGTTGCCAGTTTGACGTTGGGGTGCTTCCTCAATAGGCCCATCGTCAAACTTATCTGGGAACACACGGCGAACCGCGTTATGTATAGTAGTATAGTACTCTTCTGAATCTGGAGCAACACCTTCTGTTACAAGTCTTTGATGAAGTCCATAAGCGTACCCTGTGATCTCAGGATCTTTTTCAAACCATTGATTTTTTTCTGCCCACTTCAAAGCCAGTTCACTTGGTCGCTTCGGTCGCTGGGTTTGCTGTTCATATTGGGGTTGAGGCGCTGGCCTTGGAGCCTGTTGTTGTTGGGGCGGCTTGTAATTTTCGTATCTACGTTTTTCATCACGTAGCTCATCAAGCCTATCCTCAGCTTCTAAAAGGGCATCGGGATCTCCGCTATCATAAGCCGCTTTATATGCTGCTTTAGCCTTTTCTATCTCCGCAGAAACTCTTCCCTTAGCCTGATCAAGCAGTACACTCTTGCCGCTTTCAAGCTGCTGACGAAGAGCTTCGTTTTCGCTCTTGACCTGCTGTGCATAACGAAGAGCTTCTTCGCGCAAATTCTCTGCTTCAATACGCTGGCGCTCTTTCTCTTCACGCTCCCAAGTTATTTTCTTAATGCGCTTTTGAACACCTTCACTATAAGATTTTATCTCATCGTCATCATCAGAAAGAGAGCTATCTACCTTAGCATCCTTTGCTTGACGAGGTCTGTTTTGATGCTCTGGTGGAAGATCGTCTACGACTTCAATTTCGAAATCGCTTTCGTCTTTTTTACTTTCCTTTGCTTTTTCAATGGCTTCTGCGACTGTTTCGTCTTCGAAGTCTTGTTCTTCAGCTAAATTGCTCATACCCGTGTGTACCCCCTTGGATCGTCAACAACCGCTTCCACGGTGTCATCATTAATGAGTCGAAACTCTTTTCCATGAATTTTAAATCTAGTGCCAGAATAAGAACGAAAGATTACGAAATCTCCCTTCTTGCAGAACGGACCATTCGGAAATTTAGCATGATCTTTGTAAGCATCTGCCCCCATATCCATGACAAATCCAATAATAGACGCCGTTTCTTCTGCGGCTCTAAGCCCATCAGGCATGAATACGCCGCCTTCTGTTTTGTCGCTTACCTCTGGTACACCGATAAGGATCTTGTATCCTTGGGGTATTGGTAGTTTGGAAGCTACCTTTTCTTCTGTAGTTTTATTACCTGTATACATATTTTACCTGCAGTGATTTAAGGTTCACAGTCACCTTGCGTGGCAACGCCACGAGGTCTCCCTGCTTTGAAAGATACATAAAAAAGTTCTATGTTTCAACATATCTCTTTTCTATGTCGTTAAGATCTTGCTTCATGAACTGCAATGCTTCGTATCTGCCCACTATTCTGTTATACATTGCAATGTCTTCAGCCTGACCTGCGGCGAGAAAGGTTTTTATGTCTTCCTCGTATTCATCAATCTTTCGATTCAACAACGCAAAAACGTCATCCATCTCCCTTTGTTAACTCCTTCGCTATTGATATACCAAGTTTCGCACCTTCTTTTTGATCTGCTCGCTGCGACTTATCTAGGTCTGTAGCAAGCTTAACTCCCAGACGCGCCCCTTCGCGCTGGTTCTCAGCGGCGATGCGTTCCGCTTGAATTTGTGCATTTGAACTTTTTGCCATCGCATCAAGCTGCAACTTCTGTGTGTCCATTTGTATTTTGTGATCAAGCTCTTTAGCTTTAAGCTGAAGCTCTTGCTGTTGCATCTGGATAACGGGATCCTGTTGTTGCTGTTGTATTTGCTTTTGCTGCTGCTCTGCCAAATCTTTTTGAAGAAGTTTTTCTGCTGCTTCTTTTGCAAGCCTTGATACCTGCACCTCAACATCTTGTGGCAGAGGCTCATCTTCATTTGGCATTTCAACGCCAAGCATCTTTTCGATTTCACGACGATACTGGAAGGCAACGTGTTCTGTTATGTGGGAAGCCATTGCTTGCTGTATCTGTTGCGCAAACGGAGACTGTCCTATCATCTGCATAATCTTTGGATCTTGAGCCGCCGACATGTGAACTGCAATGTGTGCTTCGTGGTCCTGATACTTGAATACCTTAACAGGCTCTTGTTTCAGAATCATCATGTTCTCAGTTACTGGGTCTGCTGGTTTGATATCATCTGGCAGTTTAATAATATCATCAGCATCTTGAATACCAAGAACCTCTAGCATTTGGCGATGCAGCCTTCCCATGTCATATAGCTGGGGAGCTTGCTGAGAAAGCTGCAAAGCCGCCTGATACTGCATAATTCTCTGGGACATAGTAGCAGCATTCGGATCAGAAACAGGGATAACATCAACGCGAGCATCAAAGTCTTTTCTGCGATTAAAGTCACCGTCCATTTCGTAGGCGTATTCTTCTGGCATATAATCCCGAATAATACGGGCAAGAAGGCGAAGCTCGTTCTTCATTGCGGCATGCATACGAGCTTGAACTCCAGACATAACCTTCATGGATCTTTCCATAAGGGCAAGTGTTGTTCCAACTGGTGCCTGTGAATTCATGTCACCGACTTGAATGTCAGCAACGGAACCTATGCGCCTTCCCTCTTCGACGATATTTCCAAGCAGCGAATAGAGTACACCGCTTGGTTCTTTATAAGGGATGAACGTAATGGAATCACGAATCGCACCACCTGGGACATCCACGTCCCTGAACTCACCTGGCATAAGAGGCGAATCATCTCCTTTAATGCGAAGTCCACGAGCTTTAAGACCTGCAGGTAAATTCGATAACGTACCAGCGTCAATAAGCTGACGAAGGATGGAAGTTGCCGATTTAGCCAATCCACCAATGAGATGGATAAGTCCCGTGCCGTAGAACCCAAGACCAGGAAGATATTTATAATGGACAAAGTGAAGTCGCTTCTTTTTCTTTTCATCTTCTTCGTACCAGTTACGTCTGATTGCTAAAATTTCACGAGAGCTTTTATCTATGGTGACAACGTAAGGACGGGCAATCCCGTCTGGATCATCGAACTCCTCTGGCATGTTCATGGTGACATGCATCTCCAGAATTGTGTGACGGTCATCATCTTCTAAGACCGCAGTGTCTCCATCCAGTTCATCGTATTTCTCTTGAATGTCTGTGAACTCTGGCTCTGGATCTGGCAGATCAACATCACGATAGAAACCAGCAACCTGCAACTGCAGTATTTCATTAGAGGTTTTCTTCATGATGTGCGTATATCGTGGGCATGAAGCAAGATCAGATGCACCATATGAAGCAACAAAATCTTCTGCAGGTACGAATACGGCAACAGGGCGATCTTCTAAGGGATCGTAATAAACCTTTTTAAATGCCGAACCAGCGAGAGGAAGCTTGAATAGCATCTGTTCCGTCTCGTCACGGTATTCGGTCATCTCTTCTGTAAGAAGATAGTTCATCTCAGTTTGTATTCGATTTGCTTGTTCTGACTTCTCAGGTGTTAACTTGCCCATAATTTTTGTGCGAACTGGCCCAGAAGCGGGGAACAACTCACCCATTGCCTGTGCCTGAAATCTAACAACAGCTTCAGTTAAGACTGGATGATACACCCCAGACGCCCCAGCCCACGGCTGACTGCGATCTTCAATCTTCATCCCTAAGAGATCCAAGCCTTTAACGTATGCTCTTGACCAATCAGCCCGTGACTCTCTGTCTGCTTCAAAATCAGAAACAAGCTCAGACGCCATACTGTTGAGTGTTTGCTCATCTATAAAATCTGCTAGGTTGGCATCATGGTCTGGTCCGACAAGCCCTTCTGTCATACTGCCTTCGAAGTCGATAATAACACCGCCATCTCCAGTATCGATTGAAACCGCGTCTGGATTTACAATCTCGACCTCAACATCTGTCGCGTCCGTTTCTTCGATCTCAAGATCAGAAGGTTCCATCTGCTTTTCGATAGCCATGCCTATCTCCTAGTAATACTCAACTGGTCTGCGGTATTTTGGTTCGTCGTCCCAGTCATCCATTTCGGCCCTCACCCAGCCGCCTTGCCTAAACCTTAACAGAGCTTGAGTGGTTGAGTCCACTAAGTCGTCATGATCCCCAGAGGGAAATGACGCACATTCTTCAATCACTTCTTCTGCCCATCTGGTAGGAGGATACCATATTGAACCGCTTGCGAATAGATCTGTTATTGCATTAACCCTTGCTATCTTATCTTGTCCGCGTGATGGAGTAAACTCTGTTACTGGAATTCCCATAGATCTAAGCTCAAATATTAGTGGCGCACCAGAAGCTTTTTTCTCCACAATCATCTGATCTGGCTCAAACTCCATGTACTTGTCGTATGCCGCACGTTTCAAATCAGGGAACTCCAGCTTTTCTTTGAAGGCATCCAAAAGAATTATGTTTGGAGAGCCTTCATGGTAAAACACACCCCACGTTGTACAGGCGCTATAGTCGCTACGCTGTGTTTTGAGAAATGCCGTGTCCCAAGATTGTATGATTGCTTCGCATTCTGGTGGCTTGCTGCTCTCCCATTCGCGCCACCACTCCCGTTTAATCAGCGCACCCTCTTCTGATGTGGGGTTTTGTTGGTACTGGGCTGACCATTTGGATACAGGAAGTTCTGCTTTGAGAGCGTCTAATTCCTTTTGAGACCAGAATTCAGGCCATAGAGGGTTGCCAGATGGCAAGATAGCAGGGAACTCAATCACTTCCCATTCATCAACGCCAGCCCTATCTGCCATTGAGTTTAGGATTTGTCCCGTCAGATCCTTCTTTGACCAGCGGGTCATAACCACAATAATCGCACCACCTGGCTGCAAACGCTGACGAGGACCAGATGTGTACCATTCATACACACGATCATACACATCAGAGTTGAACTGACCCTGCTGGGCATCCTGTTCTGAGTGTGGATCATCAATAATCAAAAGATCAGCACCCTTACCAGTAACGGCACCACCAACACCAATCGCAAAGTAATCCCCACGTTTGTTGGTATTCCAACGTCCCGCAGCTTTCGAATCAGAAGACAGAGTAATGTTGGGAAACACTTTCCCAAAATCCTCAGACTGTATCAGGTTTCTAACCTTACGACCAAAGCCAACAGCCAGTTCTGCAGTGTGTGCCGTTTGAATAACTTTCTTCTCAGGAAACTTTCCAAGAAACCAAGCTGGGAGAAGGTAGGATGCAAACTCTGACTTCGTGTGTCTGGGTGGCATATTGATTATCAGCCGCCTCAATTCTCCTCGCGCCACTCTCTCAAAGGCATTAGCCATGTCTTTATGGTGCCGACCAGAAATAAAACTGGGCCACATAAGATTCACAAAGCTTATGAAGTTATCCTTTGCGTTCTTTTTGTTTTCTGCTTCCTCTAGCTGCTCAAGCAATTCTAAAAGCTCAACCTGCTGCTCCACAGGTAGCTGAGATATCTTGTCTTTCATTGCAGTGATGTTCTGCATAGTCTCTCCTATTGTGTGAGGTAGGTGAGCATTGAGTGGGGGAATGCCCACCTACCAGAGAAAAGGGACAGGGAGGAAACCCTTCTCTCGCGTGTAGTATATTATATATACGCGCACGCGTATATATAATATATATATAATATATATCGGTAGACTACCGATATAAGATATCGTCTACCGTAACGTCTACCGATATATAGAAGTAAAAGTTCAATTGAACTAACGGTGACTCGTATGACATGTGTTTTGATCTCAATACTGTGGGGACATGCGTTTTCATTCGGACTCTACAAGGTCTGCATCTACGATTGTGGGTATGAAAGACCAAGCTACATGTGGTACGATAAAGCTTACAGGGTGGAACCAAACTATCAATGTCCTGTGAGGTTCTACGACACATGATTGAAATAGGTGTGGCGATTGCCGGGGCGCAAGCCGCTTACAATTTTTTGAAAAAAGGCGTCCAAGTCGGACGAGATCTCCAAGATATGGGGCAGCAGTTGCAGCAATGGGCCAACTGTATGGCTGATATTGATCAGGCTGAGAAGATGGCAGAAAAACCACCGTGGTACAAACTACTAGGCGGTGGCGTACAGGCACAAGCTATGGAAGTGTTTCTTGCAAGAAAGCAAGCACAGAGAATGCGTGATGAATTGCGGGAGTTAATTAGCCATCCAGCTATATTAGGACCATCTCACTGGCAGGAGTTTTTGAGAATAGAAGCGGAGATCAGGAAGCAGAAGCGTGAGCATGACTACCGAAGGATGGAAATAAAACAAAAGATCATAGAATGGGTGGCAGGAATATTACTATTCATCATCGGGGTAGGGTGCCTCGTCGGATTCGTGTGGCTCGCCAATGCTTGACCCCGTAGGAAACCTTCCCTTCGCCATAGACGCCCAGAGAGCGCGTGAGAGCATCGAAAACCATCAGGCGCAGCAACAGGTCCAGAAACAACACAACCGCGCTCACAAGCTCGCTAAGGCGCTGGAGAGACAACAACTGGATCTCATGCTAAGTTACGACAGGTTCGGCAATCAGAATACAGGCACTAAACCACAAGGTTCCATCGTAGACATAGAAACATAAAGATTGCTTGCTCAGACAGTACGCTAGTGGCTTACTTCAGTAGACGATACAGCAAGCATAGACCAATTTTAGATATGTCAATAGAGTCAATAGGGTCAATAGGGTAAAGAGGCATATGTCATGGTGGGTAAAGGTTTCTGTTTTCTAAATCTTTGAACTTTTTATAGGGGGGGGTATAGGATTCCTAGCAGTATGTAATCGTTTGTGTGGAACATCATGTATGCGCGTGTCCATGCGACGAGCGAGCAAGGGGGGGATGGGGGTGGGTGGGGTGTCGCGTTCCTTCTGAATTCGCAAGGCCCACCCCTGAGCCGCTGCACTGACTGCGATGCGGGGCGCAGAAGTGCAATTGAACTTATCCCAACAGGCGATCCAGCTTGGCTTGCAGTTCAGCCTTGATGCTTTCCGCGTCACGCTCTGTCTTGTCTTCCGTCTCCACCTTGTCTGTGAACAGCGCCACGCTCTTCCCAAGCAGTTCCAGTGCGCGGACCCTCGCCCCATCAGAATTGTCAGGGTTCAGTGCCTCATCTGTTAGCTGTTTCAAAACAAAGTCACCTCTTGAGAGGCTCTGCATGCGCCGCTGCTGCTCTCTTTCAGCATTTAGCTGCTCTAATCTCATGGACACCTTGGGGTTCTGGACCAACAGGCAAGCCTCATTGTGTATGCTTGCATTACTCATGTTTGCTGCATCATATGACTTCCGATACGCATCACTAAAGTTTGCCCCCTCAAAGATGGCCTGAGCGAAGGCTTCCTGTTTGTCTGTAAGCCCTCTGGTATTGGTGGCACTTTTCTTCCTAGTGCCTGTACTCTTCTTACCTGTATTACTCACTACTGTGAGATTTGGCTTATTCTTATTTGTCATCCTGACCTCGACGCTGCGCTTGGCTTTCGGGGTTTTCGGTCCAGCGAATCACCCCTGATTTGGCACTGTGATCTGGTCCAAGCGATCCCCAGAAAAGTGCAATTGAACTAATTTGCAGCATACACCCCCAAACTTTTTTTGTCATGTTTTATTGGTGTTCCTGTGTCACACTGGTAATATCAGGTAGCATGGGGGTTGACAGGGTAACATCAGGTCATTAGATAAAGGGGTGTCGGACGGGCTGACGCGGCCTCTTTTGCCCCCTCGCCCTAACCCCGACAAGGTCCTTGGGACCGCGCCGCCACCTCTCAGCGGACAAGACATAAAGCCCCGCACGGGCAGTAGAGAGAGCTTCGGTCCTAGCGGACGGATGATCGGGCAACACGCCGACAATCATCTTTCCCCATGAAGATCGGGCTTCCCACCAAACGGGGCGCACCATTGATGCACAGTATCGGAACTAGGTCCGCTGGAACAGCATCCCCTTCCAGAAGGGATGTCCTTTCAGATTTGCCACGGCGACAGGTAGAGAACGCAAAGATGGTTGGAGTGAGACAATACGAGAACGGCAGCTACGGTTGCCGTTGTCATGGTCCCACTTGACTGAAAGGAAACACAATGGGTTTTGTCCTGTTTGTTTTGATCTTCACCTGTATTGCTTGGTTCTTGCATGAGCCACGCCCTAAGATGGTCTTCGCTGTGAGCGAGGCTCAACTGCGCAGAGACGCTGCTTATGCAGTACGCGCCAACAACCTTTGAGAGGAGTTTCCAATGATCCACTTGAAAAACGCTGCCGCTGCTTATCGCATGCATACACGCTGCAAGTCTGAAGGCCGCGATTACGAAGCTGAGAGCTACTACCAGATGGCTCAAAACTTTGCCGCAAAGCATGCCGCTCAGATCGGCAGCAACCGCTTGAATGTCATGTGGGACGTGATGGACCACATGATCGAAAACCCCAGCAATTCTTAATCGGAGGCTATTATGGCAGAACTACGTTCTAAAATTCAACAAATCACGCCCTTTGGCGTGTCGGTCCTGATCACCTTGGTTGGTGACGGTGGGCAATCTCAGTTGCTGATCCGCGCCAGCACCAACACTGCGCATCAGTGGGTGTACCAGTACAATAGCAGTGCTGGTGATATCTGGATCTACAAGACCGATGAGTTCCTTCACAACGAGAACGCTTTCGGTGAATTCGATCCTGATGACATCATGCACGTCAGCATGGTTGCTGGTCAGGTTGCCAGCCTTGGCAAGCACTATCCCCCATCCCAAGCAGCATGACCCCAAGTTTGCAGCCCCACGGGGCTGCGATGTTGGTATCATGAAGAGGAGAAAATCATGAAATATCATGTTATGAAAAAGCGCATGTCACCCCATGTCCGTGCGATGCTCAACGCCCCACAGGGTAGCTGGGACGATCACCCACAATCACGGGCGTATGCTGACCTGCAATGCTTGTTCAGCCGTGACGCCAAAGCCCTTGAGCTTCCAGCCCTGTATGGCCTGATACACAGGGTCTATGGACACAAGACCTCTTATGAGATCGAACTGGACGCAGGTGACAATGGCGCTGAACAAATCAAAGAAAATCTTGAGAAGATTTTTGTGTTCGAGAACGCGCCCTACCCCACTGAGCTAAATCAGATTGCTTGTCGCCACGGTGGCGGTAGCAGCCTGTCCGTGGGTGATTTGATCTTTGTCGATGCGCCTAAGCCCATGATCTTCATGTGCGCCTCTGTTGGCTACGTTCAGTTGTCCAGCAAGTTTGTGGACGCTTTCAAAGACATGGGGCCTTCAATCATTGTTGATGAGGAATGCATCAACGATGCTTGGTTGGGCCATGCAGCATGAACCCAAACAGTGCAGCCTACGGGCTGCATCTTTGGCTTCATGCCTATCTCGAAACCAGTCAGCCAGAAAAGGATGAACAGATGACTGCTTCAAAAAACTTTACCGTATCCGATGCCTCAATCAATGTTGTCTTCAAGGCTGAGGCAGCAATTGCTGACCTCAAGGGCCAGAACCGTGACAACAACGAGGCTGCTAACGCCCAGAAGATGGGGGCCTACGGCGAGGTGATCGCCACCATCGCCCACGTCAAACTGGTCAAGGGTAACCTGCCCCGCGCTGTTTCCAAGACGCTCCGCGCTGCGCTGCTTGAAGAGGCTGGCCTCAAAGAGGCTACCGTCAAGCGGTACGTCGAAAACTCTGTCGGTGCCGTGCGTCTGATCACTGACCAGATTGGCGACATCCCCAGCCAGTACACCGCTGACGCCATTGTGCGTGACCTCGCTGCAATGGAGATCGATAGCGAGAACAAGCTCGCCAAAGCGGTCAAGGGCGAGAGCGATAAGTCAAAAGCTCAACGCTTGGCTGAACAGGTTGTCGGCAAGTTCTCTACCAAGAAGGATGAGAACGGCAAGCAGGTGCAAGGCGATGTCTTCAAGGATGGCCTTGATGACGATGAGCTTGACGAATTCCAAAACGTCATGCGGGAGTTGATGGCTGCGCGGAAAGCGTACCGTGACACTGCCGCTGCCAAGGCCGCTGAGGCTGAGGCGGCTAACGAGAACGACACTGTCGATGCTGCCGTTGTGGCGATGCTCGACGAGCTTGGTATTGCGTCATGAACAAACGCCAACGCTTCCTGTTGATCCTAGAGGCTTTTGTCTCTGGGGTCGCCTTCACGGCTTTCACCGTTGGCCTGTTTCTTTTCATGTTCGCATGGTGAGTTTTGGTTGGTAGCCCCTCGCGGGGCTGCTGCGCAAAGTTCATTTGAACTTTTTATGGAGTGCAAAATGTACATCAAGATTGATCAAATCACCGCACGGGGAAAAGTCTACGAGCGGTACGAGTTCCAGTCTTTCGAAGACTTGGAAGAATATTTCGTCACTGAGATCCTTGGTCGGACAGACATACGGTCCAAGGTGATCGGTAAAGTTTTGATATGGGGAAAGGAAGAAAAGTGACCAAATATACATATCACATTGATGCGGGTCATGGCTGGCTGGAAGTGCCGCTACGTGACCTGCAGAACGCAGGGCTTCAACTGTGTGAGGTCAGCAAGTTCAGTTACGGTCAGGTGACTGACAAGTTTGTACCGACACTGTACCTCGAAGAGGACTGCGACATGGCCCTCTTCCTCAATGCCTTACAGGCAAAGGGTGAAGAGTTTGAGTTGGTCGAAAAGCATCACGATGGTGATGCGTTCATCCGTAATCTTGGGAGAATATGGTGATGGAAGAAGAAGAAATCCTTTTGAAGCTTGGCGAGATGCGCCAGTGGAACAGCTTCGCAATGTCCCTGCTTGTGCAGTACACAAACAAGGGCAACCTGTCTGAGCGCCAGTGGGATGCGGCAGAGAACATGATCAGCAAAGTTCAGCGCAGAACTGAGCGCCGCGAGGAAATGACCCGCGATGTTGACGTGTCACGCATCAAGACGTTGCTTGAAACAGCCAAGGTCAAGAAACCAGTCTTTCGCGCAGCGGAGCTTGCCTTCTCTCTCGCACCCATGCAGGGCCGCAACGGTGGTGCCGTGTACGTGAAGCGTGGACCTGATTACCAAGGCAAGATCATGCAGGGCAAGTTCATGCCCGTAAGCACCTGTCACGGCGATACAGCGGACGCTGTAGTGCGGGTAGCATCTGACCCAAGGGGTGAGGCAGTCCAGCATGGTAAGGTCACTGGGCGGTGTTCCTGTTGCGGACGCGAGCTTACGGATCCTGTCTCCATTGAGATGGGCATTGGCCCCGTGTGCGCCAGCAACTGGGGGCTGTAATGATTGCGTTCTTTACGATCCTCTTCATCGATTATGAGATGCCAGAATTCGGCGCAGCGCCTATGATGAGCATCGTTTATGCAAGTGCAGAGCATTGCCAGCAAGCTATGGATCGGGGTCTTGCTGACCCCATCTATGACCACCTAAGAGGTCTTTATGGCGATGACATCATGATGTTCTGCTACGAGACAGATACCGTTTCATCATACATCAGGCCCAGAGCGAGGCCAGAAAGGATTGTCAGTGGATGACTACATTGAGCGATACCGCCAGCGTATCGCCAGCCTTTACGAAGACGATACCATCGACGAGCTAAAGGACAAGCTGGCTGCAGCGCGTGAGCAATACGAGGCTGCAGTCAGAAGATATCAGAGGCACTATCTGCGCTCTGAGAAAGTGCTAATCGAAAACGCATCAGTGCGTATCGAAAATCTTAAATCTGTGATCGAACAAAGAGAGAGTGGAGATTGATCATGAAACTATCACAAGCAACTGCGATTACTGAGGCGGCAATTGACTTTGCACTCAGTTTGAAAAATGGACGCGATGCTCAGTACGTTGTGCCGTACTGGGTATCTGGTGCGGGTATCGGTAAGACAACTGCCGTGAAAGACATTTCAGCCCGTCGAAAAATTCCCTGCCATATTCTGTCGCTCGCCCAGTACGATGCGGGTGAGCTTGGCGGGTGGCCTGTTCCAGCCAAGGATGGCGATACGATGGTGCGTATGCGGCCTGACTGGATGCCGACAGAAGGTCCATGTATTTTGTTTGTTGACGAGCTTCCACAAGCTCCGACTGCGAACATGAACATTGCCGCACAACTGTTCAACGAGCGGCGCATTGGGCCACATTATCTGCCTGATGAGTGTGTGCTTGTTGCCGCAGGTAACCGCATGTCTGATCGTGCTGGAACCAACAACATGCCATCCCATCTCAAGGACAGACTGATGTTCTTGGAGATCGAAGCGGATCTTGAGGACACGATTGCTTATTACTACAGCAAGCGTATTGACGAGCGCGTCTGCGCTTTCTTGCGCTTTCGTCCTGAGTTCTTGCACAAGTTTGATCGTGATGCGGATGCATGCCCATCGCCCCGCTCATGGGAACGCGTTGGAACGATCATGTCATGGGGTCTTGACCCGCTCAATCAACTTGAGGCCATTGCAGGTCAGGTTGGTCGTGCTGCGACTGCCGACTTCACGGGCTTTCTCAAGATGTATAGCAGTGTGCCAGACATTGATGAGCTTATCGCCCAACCAATGGCGGCTGACGTACCGTCTGACCCCGCTGTTCTTTACGCGATCTGCGCAGCCGTTGCATCCCGCGTGAACGAAAAGAACGTGGGCAATGTGATCAAGTACCTCAATCGTTTGCCGCAACAAGAGTTCTCTGCTTTTGTGATTAAAGATGCGATGAGCCGCAACAAAGATCTCAAGCAGTCTCAAGCGATCCGCGATTGGATCATGCAAACGGGATCAAAACTGGTCCTTTAAAATCAGCAGCTTACGCGGATAGTTGATGGCCTTCAACTATCCCAAGCAAAAAAGTTCAATAGAACTAAAACCTTGGGTACGTTTGCTACCCAAAAAAAGAAAGTGGAGTGTGGTATGGACGCACAAATGAAAGTATCCCGTGCAGTTACGCGCCTTGTAGTGAAGCACCCGTTCTTCGGGTCGCTTGCGCTATCCCTGCGTGTCGCACCAGACACGACCATCCCGACCATGTGTACGGATGGCAAGTCTATCTTGTGGTCACCAGATTTTGTTGATGGCATGGATCAAGAAGAAACCGTGGGCGTCATGGCTCATGAGGTGATGCATGTTACGATGAAGCACAACCTTCGCCGTGGAGATCGTGATCCAGAACTCTGGAACATCGCATGTGACTTTGCGATCAATGAAATCCTCATTGAGGCTGGATTTATCTTGCCGAAAGGTGGCCTGTACGACGAACAGTATAAGGGTCTTATGGCTGAGGCGATCTTTGACAGACTGCCAGAGGATGCCAAGGAACGCTTTGGTCAGGCAGCATCTGTCGGTCAGGTTGTGGACGCGACTAACGACATGGGCAACCCTGTCTCTCAGGCTGAGGCCAAGCAGATGGAAGCTGACGTGGATAGCAAGATCATGATGGCTGCGACTGGCGCAAAGGCTGTTGGCAATCTGCCCACTGCAATCAAAGAAATGATTGAGCGCATGAAGCGCAGCCAAGTAGACTGGCGCGATAAGATGCGCAGGTTTGTCGGTGGTGATCAGCCAGATGACTACAGCATGCGCAAACCTCAGCGCAAAATGTATCACATGAGCGGCATTGTTGCCCCATCCATTGAGAAGCTGGGCGCTGGTCATCTTGTTGCGCTGATCGATAGCAGCGGATCCGTTTCATCTAGCCGTGAGCTTCCCAGTTTCCTTGGAGAGATGAACGCGATCAGCCAAGATCTCAAACCCAAATCGATCACGGTCATCACCTTTGATGCAAGGGTCCAGACCGTTCGCAGATACGAACAGGGTGAAGAGATAGACACCATCGAATTGGGTGGGCGTGGCGGCACAATGGTGTCTCCCGCCTTCCAATATGTGGAAGACAAAGGCATTGAGGTAGACAACCTAGTAGTCTTCACTGACCTTTGCATCCATGACTTCCCAGACAAACCTGACTACCCAGTGCTTTGGGTTTCGTCTTGGGATCAAGCAAGCCCCGCACCTTGGGGGGAAACAACTTACATCCAAGCATAAGGAGAAGTAATGACAAACTGCGAGATCGATGCTCTACTTCAAGAAGAGGGCGTCGATCTTCGTCCACTGTGGTGGGCGATGACGTGTGAAGCCCTCGTCAATGACCGCTGGGAAGGCGGCATTGATGATCCGTTTTATTTAATTGTGAGAGATCCATGCAAAGACATATTGGGCCAGAGCAGAGAGCTTACATGAGATACCTAAGAAACGAGGTATCTAAATGGGAACGAGAAGCAAATCGGAGTGACCACCACCCGAATGCTCACAAGTATTTATGGGAAGCGCGAAAAGAATTGCGCGAGTATAGGCTATCGCTGGAAAGGCGAGGCTTCAGTGTGGAAAAAGTTCAATAGAACTAAAAGACGTGGAAGGACGTGAAACAAAATGTCTACTGTAATCTATGTAAAAAATAAAAACACTTTCGCAAAGAATAACTACTTTGCGATCAAGCGGATGAGCAAAGCTCTTGGTCTGTTCTTTAAGGCTCATGAGTTCTCAGACGAAAACATCAAAAACTTTGCTTACAACCCAAACCAATTCGAATGGAAGTCTTTTGATTATCCAGACGCACCAAGGGGTTTGAAAGAATTACCAATGGAAGACGCAAATTTTTGCGCAAGGTATGGAGCAAACTTGATCAGGCAAATAAGACGTTTGCGAAAAGTCCAAGGAGTAGATGATGCTCCTAAAACAATCATCCAAAAGTCAAAGGAAGCATCGTGCCTGTATGGAGAGAGTGCTTTAAAAGTATGCTTTCCTTCCATGCGTTGGCAAATTCGACCAGTGATGAGCGGCAACCTTTTTGTTGAAAAGGAGAGGCAAGACTACGGTCAGTATGATTGGGTGGTCAATGTTCCAATTACTTGGTACAGCACGATCAATCGTAAAGGCTTATCGATTGCCGTTGCTGGCGATGGCAATCGATTTATCATGGCTGTTAAGCCCCGTGATCTTTCTCGCCTGACCGACCAAGGCATATATGCTTATGAAGTTGTGGCAGTCAAAGCAAAAAACAAGAAGGCAGAGATGGAGACAGGTTGGTTAATGAGCTACCCCACTGGTAATGAGACTGATGTCCGCGCCTATCACAAAGAGTTCTCCAGATGCGAAAGCTTGCTTAGAAGACGCATTAGGGATACAGTTACAAAAGAACTCATGGGGTATTGATGGAAACTGAAGAGCTTAATGCTGATAAAATACTGGATGTTATCCTTAGCTTGCCGCCATCAGCAAACAGAAATCAAGTGTGTGACTTGATTGTGAATGTCGTCATGGCATATCAAATGAGAGACGACTTCCCACTCATAATGCTCAACGTCGCAAATGTTTTAATGCAGATAGACGATGTTGAAAATATTTCGATCCACTAACCCGCTGACGTTTACTGGCGTCCGCCTCGCGGGTTGGTGTGAAACTAGCAGGGAAGAGGAGAAATCTTCCCTGCCTTTTTTAAAAGAAAAGGGTCACCCGAAGGTGACCCAGTCAAGAGTGGAGAAGATGTGTAAACCAATATCCTCACACAAGACCTAGCACTCTATATGTAGTAGGTCAAATCGTTTCGAACATCTTATCTGCTAAGTTGCTAATAAGACGCAGTGTCTCTCTTGAGTTAAGTTCAACCACTGCAACCTCATCCCCGCCTACAAATACATGAAGCACAGGACCCGTCTCGCCTTCTCTGACGATCACAAATTTATTGTCCGAAGATTTGGTCAAAGTCTATATCAACTTCTGTGTATGGAGTTGGCGCATCCAGTATCGGATCTGGTATGTGCTTCTTGTATGTTGACGTTGGAACATCGAAGGCAAGATCGGTATTGCCCTGCTTTCCAACCCAAGAGAAACGACATTTCCATATGTGGATTTCTGAAACACGAGAACGCGCAGGGTCTGGTCTGTGAACTGTCAGACCCACGTCAGCCTTGGCGAACCAAGCTGCACTGCCTGAGATATCATACCCCTTGGGAGCAGGTACATTTCCTGACTGGTCCCGCATCATCTTTGCTGGATGAGCTACGAACCAAAGGTGAATGCCATGTGCCTGAGCAAACACGCGCAGCCTTGTCAGAATATCAGAAACCCATTCGGTTTCGCTGACATCCCGCCCCTTCTGGATGTAGTTGTATGGGTCAATGATGGCACCTCGAACACCGTGCCGCATGACTGCAATCTTCAATCTTTCAATGATGCTTTCGATAGAAGACATCGAACCGTCTGCCTGATAAAGAAAAGAAAAGTGCGATTGAACAAATTCCTTTCCGCGATTCAGCTCCTCTTGGGTTATTCTATCTGTTGCACCTTCGAAGAAAGGCTTACGAATATACTTGCTGATCAGCTTGGCAATATGAAGACGCGGTTCATTTTCAAAAGAACAGATTGCAAACTTCCAATCTTTTTCTTGTGCCATGTTGACCATAATCTGATCAATGAATTCCGACTTACCTGATGATGGATGACCCGTCACCACGGTAAGCTGACCAGTGACAATGGTGTATAACTCATCGACGTTATCGTATCCCGTACTCTCGCCACGTCCCATTCCTTTTTCGTAGATCTCATCGATCTGATCATAGAAGTGAGACGCATCATACAGACCAGCGACAGGCCACGGCTTGGCGGCAACCACGATATCATCAATGCCATCCTTGCCAGAGTTCAACAAGACATCGTTGGCATCCTTGCACCCCTCTGGGTACTCTATCTTGAAGCATCGATCCTTTCCGATACGACGAGCGATCTCTTCAGCGGTTGCCTGTCCCGCTGCGTCCGCATCCATAGCGATGATGATACGACTGGCGGCATCAATTTTCTTCTTTGCTGCCCATAAGTATTTGAATTTATTATCTTCTTTTGGATCGATGTTTCCATCGACGACCTTCATGACTGCCCCGTTTGGGATTGACACAACGCTTTCGTAACCCGTTTCCATAAACGCGAGAGCATCCATCTCGCCCTCGCATATGATTAAATCATCGTCCCGCTGGACGTTTTGCAAATTGAAAAAAGTTTGGGGTGCGCCATTGCACTTGAACCCTTTGCTCTCAATGGACCGCACCTTGTATGCATATTCTTGACCCTCGTTTGTGTACGGGAACATGATGCATTCTGTTTCCTTGTTGAGTGCCTGTATCCAAGATGAGGTTGAGACGAGGTTTGCTTTCTTCGCAGTCTCTTCACTGATCCCACGGCTACTCAGCCATGCCAGTGCCGCGTCTGTAAGCGGGGATTTGTTTACGTTCTTTGCAACGGACATTGGTTCCACTCTATTTGTTTTTGTAAAGCCATCACTCAAAGGAACAATGCCCTGCTGATTACAGTGCCAGCACTGAAACAGTATCTTGTCTTGTTCTATTTTGAGAGAAAGCGTTTTATCGGTTTTGTTTTTGCGGCTGGGACTACAGCTTGGGCATTTTATTTTGTATTGACCTTGCCCTAATCTGTATGCCTCGCCACGAACTTGCTGTTCGATTTGCACGGCTATCTCCTACTCTATTCGAGCATCATAGGGGATACGAATAGCGTCCGTCAATCTACGATTTTTTTGCCGCCTAATAATATAATATATATATATATACTTAGACTACCGATATGTAATATCGTCTACCGTAACGTCTTCCGATAATAAATACTGTGGAATATTTTTTATATTACACGAGCGAACTCTAATTATTGACCGTGGATTTTCTTTGTCTAAACCCCAGTAAATAAATTTTTGTTTTACCTGCCTATCGTTTTTGTAGATGCGGTTCTGCATGCAATCTAGGATCAGGCTTTCGTCCAAGTCTGGGCGGCGGGATGCATAGTAAATCATCATCTCAACTATGACATCATCTGTTGTCGGCACTTTCAAAGTGGGGCATTGCGCCTCAAAGAAACTCACATAGTCCCGTGCTTTCTGGGACTTGATCAAGGCTGGTCTGCCTTTTATCATGACCATCTTACGTGAATTTGCTTTCGACGCAGGTTCACCATACACCGTAAACGTAACATCAAATGCAGCCATATCTTCCCCCAAATAATCCCATTTGACTTTATGTTCCTTATGTGATTTAACTACATACGAGTGGAGAAAACAATGAAAATAACTAACAACTATAACCTGCCTGATGCGTTCTTGAATTTCGCAAGAGACGATAAGTATTCGAAGGGCAAAGCTGACATCAGCATTACAACATTGATCGACGCACCACGGGTGCGGTTGATGAAAGACTTACACGCTGACAAAATGGAGAAGGATGTCGTTGACATGATCTGGCCTCTGTTTGGTACAGCGGTCCATCATATTCTTGAGAGTGCCGACGATCCTAAGAACGTGCAGGTAGAGGAACGTCTTTATGTGGACGTTGCGAACTGGACTATCTCTGGTGCGCTTGACCATCAAGAGGTTCTTGAGGATGGCACTGTGCAAATTACTGACTACAAGGTTACGTCTGCTTGGTCAGTAATCCTTGGCAAGGTTGAGTGGGAGCGCCAGCAAAACTGTTACGCTTGGCTCGTTGAGAATTCCAAGGAAGGTGCGAACCGTGGCAAGACTGTAAGCAAGCTGCGCATCTGCGCTATTCTCAGAGACTGGCACAGACGCAAGGCAGAATTCGATCCTGAGTATCCTCAGTCACCAGTGGTGATTGTTGATCTGCCCCTGTGGAGCAAAGACGAGCGCGAGGATTACATTCAAGAGCGCATTGATGCCCACCAAGAAGCGCAGATGTTCAGCGATCTGTATGATGAGTTTCCTGCATGCTCTCCAGAAGATCAGTGGGCGAAGCCTGATACGTGGGCCGTTAAGAAGAAGGGCCAGAAGAGAGCGATGAAGGTTCATCAGTCTGAAGACGAGGCTGTTAGACATGCGAATGCAAACACTGCGCTCAAGGGAAATTGTGAGATTGAATACCGCAAGGGTGAGAAGACCCGTTGCGAAGGGAACTACTGCGGAGTGGCAGAGTTTTGTGATCAATTTAAAGGATGGAAAAATGCCAACTAAAAAGAAAATGAGAGCGGTGATTTGCATTGATCTGGAGATAAACGCTGAGGGTTGGAAGCATTTAGTTTCCATTGAAGATCAATTGGAAGATGCTGCTGATTACTTTTTATGGAAACAAGATCCAACAAAAGTGAAGGTCATCCAAAAACAAGCCGCGCTTGGTGACAGAAGAACATCTCAGGTTTACGGAGATAAAAGTGGCCCGATCCATGAGATGGTTTGGAGACGTGAGGGAGAGAAAGAGCCAAGGGTTAAAAGAAAGAAGGGAGCTAAAAGCTCCCCCCCTCACTCACCAACTGTAAAGGAAAACGGAAGTGACCAAACTTCAGTAATCAATAACAATTAGTTTACAGTAAAAAACTAAGAAAGCAAGTGGAGAATAAATAAATGTCAGTATGGAAAACACTGTCCTCAATTAATGTTAATGACAAAAAGCAAGAAAAGATGGGATTGAGTTACCTATCTTGGGCTTGGGCTTGGGGCGAGGTAAAATCTAAGTACCCGACTGCGTCATACACAGTTCATGATGACATCATCTATCCCGATAGCACCGTTGAGGTGCGGGTCACCGTGACTGTAGAAGATCAGGATCACATGATGTGGTTGCCAGTCATGGACAACAGAAACAATGCTATCTCTGGACCGACATCACGTCAGATTAGTGATGCCAGAATGCGCTGCTTTGCCAAGGCAATCGCCATGCATGGCTTGGGTCATTACATTTATGCGGGTGAGGATATCCCTCAGAGCAACGGAGAGGCCCCGCAGAGTGAGGGAAAGGAAAATCCTAAGCCTACCCCCCAGAAAAAAGAAAAGGCTCCTGAGCCGCCCTCTGAGGAAAAAGTTCAATTGAACAAAGATGAGAAACTCTTGGGCTACATGAAGAACACTGGTGCCTACAAGGAAGCGGATCGTGAACCTCGTGCTGTTTACGACTGGGATAGCTGGGCAACACTGGCGATAGCATGGATCAATACCATCAAGTCCGAAAAGACTTTGAACGGTTTTTATCTTGCTAATAAAGAGATGTTTGAACGCGCAAAAGAAGAAGCGTTTTCAAAGTATGAAGAGGTTGGGCAGGTGATCTCAGCCAAGAAGGCAGAACTAAAGGAGAAAAAGTAATGTCAGAATATCCCGCATCAGGAATCCTGTTTCAGAACGACAGGAAACAAAATGATCGTCAGCCAGATTACACTGGCAACATCGAACTCAATAGTGAAACGGTGACAGACTTATGGAACCAATTACAGGAAGGGGTGAAGAACCCGAAGGCCAATCTCGTTGGGTGGAGAAAGACATCCAAGGGTGGCAGACCATTTCTGTCCTTGCGCGGCGACTTGTTGAGAGAGCGCAAGGAAAAGAGCGGATACCAAGCACCGTCTGGGTATCAAAACAACAACGGATATCGACCCAGTCAAAGTTCTCAAGACTTAGACGATGAGATACCGTTTTAATTTTTTGTTAGGAGTGGAAAATGCAACAGCATCAAATCGAAAAGATCAAAGTAAACAAGTTTCTCATGACCCCAGAAAAGGCGAGTGAACTTCTTAATAAAAACACAAGAAATAGAAAGGCATCTAAACTTGCTGTGAGCCTTTATTACACAGACATGTTGCACGATAACTTTAATCTGAATGGCTCAACAATATGTGTGGCAGAAAATGGTGTACTCATTGACGGTCAACAACGTCTCATGGCATGCGAGAGGGCTAAAAAACCTTTCTGGACGATACTTGTGGAAGACCTTCCAGAAGAAGCAATCCTATCAATTGATAGCGGAAAAAAACGCACATACGCTGATAGGCTTAAAATAAGAGGCTACGATAATGCAGGTCCTCTTGCGCATACTGTGAAGATGGTTGCATTGATTGCCAACAAAACGGCAAAGGATAACGGGTATACCGTACATCAACTTGATACTGTTTTGGCAGCTAATCCAGATTTAATTGAGAGCGTGTGTTTTTGTAGGAAAACTTACTACAAAGCTGACGCATTATTAGGTGCAATACACTACATTGCTTCTAAAACTGGATACGCTGATCAAGGAAATGAATTCATTAGAACATGGCGAGATGGTCAAATGAATTATCCAAATGACCCAGTTGTTTATATCAGAGAAAAATTAAACAACAATGAGCGCCATAAGGACAAGATGACTACAACTACAAGGATGAAATACATCATGTTGTCTTGGCACAAGTTTAAAAATTCTAGTGAAATGAATAAAGCCTACCTTCCTTCTGATGGGTTTTATATGGACGACTGGGATACCCGTAACTGTAGGCCAAAATAATCAATGGATATACAAGTCGTGCCAGCAATAGAAAGTGATTTGACTTACATCGATCATCTGCAACGGAAGAACGCAGAGGACTTAGCGTTTTATCCAAGGCAGGTATTCGAGCGTGAGATATTAAATCACAGAATACTTCTGGCCCGTGTCAACAATGATCCCGCTGGCTACATCTATCATGGTTCCCTTGGGCAGCAGGTGAAGATACATCAGGCTTGTATTGAATATGATCTGCGAGGTCAGTTGTACGGTGCCGCCCTAATCAGGCACTTGATTGACCTCGTTTCCGCATCCAACGGATTGTCAATTAGCTTGCGTTGTGGCTCTGATATTGCAGCAAATGGTTTCTGGAAAGCTATGGGCTTCTACTGTCAGGGCGTAACGGCAGGTGGCATACGCCGAATGAGAGATATTAACAACTGGCGCTACGATCTACAGCCTCAACTGTTTGTCACTCAAACGGATCCATCTGACAAAAAGAAATCGGCTGCGTTGTGGCGTAAGTACAAGGACGAAAATCCTATCAACAGCTTCAAGAGAGGTAAGGCTCTTACCGATCACAGAAAAATGATTGAGGATAAAGATGCTGACGAGAAAATGGCGAGGCTTTCGCTTCCCAAAGCAAGACAGGATTAGGCGGGAGAGATATTTGAAAACTTTGCGGGGGTCACCCTGCTTAGTGTGTAGTCGTGGCGCAGAGGCGCACCACCTGCAGCATGTGGGGGAACGTGGTGTAGGTATGAGGTCGGGAGATAACTGGGCTGTACCTCTGTGTCACGATTGCCATATGGACCTGCACCGTTTTGGTGATGAGCGCACATGGTGGGATCTTATGGGGATAGATGCCAAAGCATGGGCTGAAAGAAATTGGGAGAGATACAGTGAACTTTAATGGAAAGCTCTTAAAGAAGATCCGCGAACAAAAAGGCTTAATTCAAACAGAAATATGTGACGCCATAAACTTACATCAATCTCTTTATTCTAAGTACGAGAGAGGCGTAATAAAAGAGCCACCTGCAACAGCAATCAAAGACATTGCTGATTACTTAGGTGTGCCTTACGAAAGTTTCTTTGGTGAATTCGATGAGCCTGTGTTGATCAATCAAACATCAGGCATTCCAGAACGCATTGACGTTCATGTTCATGTAAAAATTGATTGGGGTTTTTAAAATGAGTAGCATAAGAGATGCAGCTATGGGCTTTGAAGCTGTAAAGGTATCCATGTCTCAAGATAGAAATGGAATTATCCTTCGACTCAACGTCCATCCAAACGACTGCCCACAAGAGCTTCACACTGACTGGGTGGGAACAAGATACATGGTGGCTATGGTTCGACTTAACGATCAGGATGAACCAGAGACACGGGAAGAACATCAGCGAATAGAAAGGCTGATTGCATCGGCAGGGCTTCTGTGCCGTAACCCAGAATTCGGAGAGTACCTCTGGTCTTGTGGGTTGATGGATGAAGAAGACCCTTTCAAAATTGAAGGCGCAGCGGTGAAGGCTGTAAGAGAATACTGTGGCATCACATCACGGTCAGAGTTTAGAGATAATCCTGATGCCAGAAGTAAGTTCGAAACACTAAGAGAGGACTTTAGGCAATGGAAGAAAAACTCCTAGATACAAATGATCTGTCTGTGATGCTGTCGCTTCACTTAAAGACTGTTCAAAAAATGTTGCGGGAAGAGAATGATTTCCCGAAACCAATCATGATTACACCACACACACGGCGGTGGAAGAGATCAGAAATAATTGAGTGGATGGAGAAGAAGCGTGACACCGTATGACGGGAACTACCACCCCGAAGATCAGAAGAATGAAGATAGGATTTCAAAGTTAATATCTGAACGCTGGAAATGTGACCTTGTGAGGCAGGGTCACTATGAAAACTTTGACTTCATTGGCATGAGAGACGGAGAGATACTTTCTTTCGTTGAAGTTAGATGTAGAAGTCATGACTACGGTGATTTCCCTGACTGCTTCATATCTTTAACAAAGTTACTAAAAGCAAACGAACTCACGCAAACAACAGGGCTTCCATGTTTCTTTGTTGTGTCGTGGAAAGGACTTAATGAAACTATAGGTTGGATAAACTTAGGTTCAATTCAGCCTAAGCTAGTTAGATCTGGAAAAAAATGGAGCAGAAGAGAGAACCCAGAAATATCAGAGCTTCTTGGTTCTCTTCCAATAGATAAGTTTATAAAGTTCAATTGAACTTTATCGATAGTCCTTCATGATCATGTTGCCACGAGCATACAGCATCTGCTTTTGCTCATCCAACCTATCAAGAATTAACTGACGCTGACTGTCAGGAAGGTTTACATTATCACGGATAGCGTTCTGCTGCCGTGATATTTTTTTGATGGCATTGTTGATTGCTTTGATGCGAGGCAGAAGAGCAACCTCTTCAGAATACTTTTCTCTTGCCCTCATAAACCTTTCACGGTCACCTGCTTCTTGTGCCGCCTTGATCTCCTGACCTACGTTCAAGATACGATCACGCTTCTCCACAAACATGCCAATGTTTTCACGCTCTGACACAGTGCCGATTGCCTTACGAACAAAAGGTATCTCGCGGACCAAGTCTTCGTTGAAGCCATCGGTGTACACACGAGCAGGTAATTCGGCTGTTCTTTGGACGAACCGCCCGATACCACCTGTCAGATATTCAAACCAGTAGTCCATGATCTCTGGGTTCCAATCAACGAAACCAGACATCTCAGTGGTGCCGCCAGTCAGAGCATTTAAGTTGTTTGTAATCCAACGCGCTGAAGGGCTGACACTATTGAAGTAACGCTGGCTATCTGGAGACTGATCTCCTGGATACTGCTGCTTATATATCGGAACTCCAGCGTAGTTTTCGTTACGCATGATTTCAATAAACGGATCGAACACAGTTGGCGCTGCAAAGTTGGCAAGGTTTTCCGTGCCGCCCAGTGGATTGAGAGCATCCACCGCAGTCATGATGATTGAGTTGGCACCTTCTGACGCAGAGTATTCTCCGCGTAATGTGCGATTGAATGCGCGACCAGCATTGACTGCCATGTTCAAGCCGTATGGCATTGGTATTGCAAGATATTGACGATCAGTTCCCATACCAAATGTCGGAAGGATCAAGTTATGCTCAAGGATGTAATCGGGTATCTTGTCATAAACCAAGATCTCGTCGTCATCTTCTTCAGAGAATGTTGAGTTAAGAAGGTCTTGCATTACACCAGCAACAACCAAGGCACCCCATAGTCTGCGAACCTTTGGTGATCTTAGGAAGGCATTGAAAAGCGCAAATGAACCTTGGATGGATGCGTTATAGAACAAGTACATTGAGTTCATCAGTGTCTTGTATTCGCCACCCTTACCAAAGTTTACAGTCACATTACGTGCAGCTTGTGCCGCTCTCTCAGGAGAGAAGCCTTTGTCCTTTAGACCTTTGTAAACAGCAACCCGCACAGCGTTTTCAGCCACAGTGTTGTAGTCTTCTAAGAACTTGAGAAGAGACTTAACTCTCTCCCCTGCGAAACTGTTCTTCATCTTGTTGAACTTGCCACGCGCACCATCCTCAGCGATGTCGCCCAGTAAGTTGCTAATGTTTGCCATCTGATCGGCAACACTGTTCATTGGGTTTGCAGAATTCTGACCACCATCACGGACGAAGTCAGCGTATATCTTTGCCCACTCACTATCCTTGTCACCATTTCTGATGGCTCTCTTGATGCCACCAAATGCGCTTCTGTAGTCCTTGGCAATACTCTTCACCATGCCATCAGCATCAAACTGCTGCACGTTTATACCTGCAGTCTGGATGTCACGGACGATGTTAGTGATAAAGAATTCTGGGTTGTACGAGGTGTTAATGTTTGACAGGTATCTGTTAAGCTTACCCAAAGATCTAGTGATAAATCCAAGTGAGCTAGATCCTGTTCCATCACTACCCTTCAAGGAGTTGGCGAGACGTATGTCACTGATCTCAACATAAACATCTTTGCCATCAACTTTAGCTATGAAGATATTAGGGTCTTGTCCTGCCATCATGTCGGGTATTTCTCTTACCTTACCTGATGTATCCAACACACGGCGTGTCGGCATGCGATCTAGGATCCGACCAAAGCCACGGGTTTTGTCTGGGTTTGCGCGTAGCAATTCAATGAATGCCTGACCAACCTTGTTGCGTTCTCCGCGAACAACAGAGTTCTGGTTCTGATTAATCACAGTTGCAAGGATATCTGTGGCATAGTCAAAACGACCTAGCGCACGACGATCTTCCCTACCACGTACACCAAACGGCGCACCGCTGGCTGGGCGGGTAAAGTCCATTTCGCCCTCAAGCATATCCACCTTGCCACGCAGAGGCACGTATGAATTAAAGTTTGTATCAGTGCGCAATTCCTCTGGTATCAAACCATAATCAGCACGGCTCTGGTTTGTATTTGCAACAATACTTCTGACCCCTTGCTGAACTCTCTGCAGAGCAGCCACACTTGGCGCGTCCAACGTGGCAACCCACGCTAGGATTGAATCAGCTTCCATGTCTGACATGCCTGAGCCAGAGGTGTTATCTGGATCTCTTTTTCTGATGAATGCGTTGCGTTCCTTGGCGTGTGTCGCGTAAAGAACAGCATCAACTACTGCAAGTTTTTTGCTTGGGTAACTAGCAAGAGCTTTCTTAACAAACCCATCACCCGTCTCTGACGCCTTGTCTGAAATAGCTTTTAGCTGATCGATCTTACCCTGAGAAATGTTAACACCTTTAACTGCATCCACAGCATCTTTGTAGATTGTCTTCTCACGGCTTTCGATCTCTGCGCCTACACGACCATGATACAATTCTTCTTGCAGATAAGGATCAAACGCATCTGTAATTGTAGCGTTCTTCTTTTGAAGCTCTTGCATCATACGTCCCACGGGAAGCATGTCGTCTTGGAACCTGCGAATAATCCCATCCGCTGCAGTCTGTGCTTTTTCTTCTGGCACAAAAAATTTCAAACCTTTTGCCAAGAAGTCAGAGGTTCTAGCATATTCTAAATTGTATTGCTTTTCGCCTATCTGCTCTGGAAGTCTGCTCATCAAGCGAGACTGACGAACAGGCGCAGTCTTACGTGCCTTCTTCTCTAAGATCGGGAAGAATGTCTTTACATAGAATACATTTTTAGAAGGTGCATTTGGTAGATCACGACCCGACTGCAGTACAAGGCGCATGGGTGGCGCTTTGAACGCTAGGTTATTGCGCCACTCAAGAACGATAACACCCTGACTTGGATAGGAGATAACCGCATCACCATCCTCGTACCCTTGATCTTGCCAGCGGCGAAGGAGATCAAAGATGGCATTCTCAACACGCTTGTATTTAGAATTCTCCACCAGTTCCTTATCGTGGTTGCGTTGTTGTATGTGATACAATCCCTGACCAACCTCTACACCATTCTCGTATGTTTTGTGGGAACCTTTAGGCAAAACTATAGGACGTAGCTTGCCCGTTGTGTCATCCCTAAAGTACCCATAGACTGGATTGGGAGAGCCATCAGCCATGTTAACTGGTGCGCGTAATGGCATGAGTGCCTGAGCAGGGATGAGGCGAGAGAACCGTTGAGGTGGTAGCTCTGGATCAACTTCTGCTCCCGCAAGATCTGCTTCTGTTTGCCGTAGCTGTTCGGTTGTTAGCTGTTCCTGTGGGGCCATAGACCCATCAAGAAGTGTTAGCTCTCTTGGAGCGAAGAAGTTTCCTTCTTCTGGCCCTCTTTGTATCGCATCAATCTCTCTGCCAATTTCAGAATCTCTGTCGAGTTGAGATTCGACACTACGGATTCTTCCTCGTTCTGCATCGGGGAGTGTGGCTTCGATTTTGTCATCGCTTACACCTTTGTTTTTAAGGATGGCTATTGCACCATCTGCATAATCATTGTCATCACCACGACCTTTGCGCACACCACCAGCTTCAAAGATGCGCTTCTCTGCGTACCACATGAGGGCTTGGAAGTCTGCGTTGGTTAGATCCACACCAATCTGGTTGCTTTGACGCAGTATTTCTCTAGCACGATTAGCAGCAGCCCTCATGGCTGAACGCTCACGGGCATTACGTGGATCTTCCTGAAGCTGAGGCTTTAGTTTACCTGCTAAATTTTTAGCAGCCAGTGCTAAGTCTGTGGATTTAGGACGTGCATCTTGAGCAATCTTCTTAACTTTTTCCGCGTCACGCCCAGTGATTACACCGTCTGATGTGACAAGAAAGTTATATTGATCAGCAAGATCATCAAGCTTGTCGTTGAATGCTTTGTTGTAGAAGTTTTTGTCCCAAACTTTTTGTACTTCTGGGGCAATAAGTTCAATATCACTTTTCTCTATAGTGGTGATTCCCAAAGCTTCGACAGTATCCACCAAAAGCTTTTGGTCCATTTCCGTCAGGCTATCTGGATTTGATATTAGGTTCCAAAGCTTTTCTTTGTTTTCCTGTACAAGTTCTTCACGATAGTTAACTATTGGGTTGCCAGTGATACGGTTGACAAAGCGCATCCACCAGCGATCCATTGTTAGAGGATCAAAGTTGCCACGTAAGTTTTGATAGAAACCATTTCCAATCTTAGGTCCAATCACATAGGCAACGCCAACGATTTCATCGGCAAGTTCTTTTCCATCTATTGTAAATGGTAAATCTTTGACACGATCTACACCGAATACTTCTGTCATCAGTGCCGCAAGATCACCCTTACGCATCTGCGTTGTAAGCAGATCGTTAATCTGATTAGAGTTATAACCAAGATCCACAAGAGCATTCCAAAACTCCCATGCCTTAATCATGGACTTGCCTTGCCCCCCAGAAGCTGAGAGCGGAAACTTACTGTCTTGGCTGTTCTTCCATGCGTCATACTGGCGAGATGCCAGTAGGTAGTTGTCAATTACAGACAAACCATTTGAGGTAACTGCTGTTGCATAGTCAAATGCATGCTCAGACGCTGGATCATACATTGAATTCTCTGTGCCATCAGGACGCAGTGGTGATACCTCTGGGTACACAGGGAACAGAATTTGTTTTGCCAGCTTCAGCTTGGCATCATACCAACCAATCGCATCGCTACTGGACAGAAGCGCAGCCTCTGCTTCTGCAGCCATGATGCGAGCGACCTCTTCGCGGTCTTGCTCTGAGTTGACGATGTCATATGTACGTGTGCCGCGAAGCTCAAGAAGCTTGTTGGCAAAGCTTACAAGGGTTTCGGAACCCTGCTTGTTTTTAAACTTAGGTTGTCCAGTGTTCGGGTCTAAATAATCCAGAACACTAGCAGCACGTTGCTCAGGAGAGAGGGGTAAGGTTAGACGTGATTGTCTAAAGCCCTCTACTCCTCTAGTAAGCTGTTCTCTTTGGCTGGCGTTACGGTTATTCCTTGCTTCCGCAAAGCGGCGACCAACCTCTGCAAGGTTTCTTTGGTATCCGATTGCGGTGTCACCTCTGTAAGCACCACTCTCTTGGAGTTGTCTGATTCCTTCATTGGTCCTGATCTCCTCAAAGTTATTCAGATCAAAGATTGCCAGTTGATCTGCAGCCTCAGCGATGTACAGCGCCTCTTCTGCAGTCGGCAGTATCAAAGTGTTGTCTAAGAAATATTGCTGAGAGTCTGTGTCGAACCAACCACCAAGGTAAACTGGCTTATTGACAGCCCTCGAAATATCCTTATTATCCTCAATATAACCTAATAGTACCTCCTCTGGCAAGGTCTCTCCGACAATTATTTCGGCTTCTTTGAGGGGGGCAACAACGAAACCACCAGACGCAGGTTCCATGGAGACAGGATCAATAGTAAATCCATCAGGATTATTTCTGATAAAGTCTTGTAAACCTGATACACTAGGGGAGCGAGACAGCCTTGAGAACTTAACTTGCTGTTCAACAGGCAAATCTGTAACATAGTCATCGGAGGTAGATAAGATGGCAGAACCTTTTGCACTCATAGAAGATGGCTCTTCACGGGCGCTTATATTCAAGGCTGATGGATCTACATCAGTGCGTACTTCTGAAGGCGTTGTAATGCCAGCCTCTGCCGTTGCGGCAGAAGAGATCCCAACACCAGATGATCTACGTGCATTCCGCGCAGCCTCAAGCAGTGAACTCTCTGCTCTTCTCCAAGATGCTTCTGCATCCTGACGTGTAGTGTTCATTCGATCTAGCGCAGCTTGGAAAGCCTCATCATAGTTTCTATAACTACGAGCGATGGCAGCAAAGTAAGCATCACGCTGCGCTGACAATTCCTCTTGTGTCTTGTTGCGCCATTCCTCAAAGATCAAATGACCACGAGCTTTCTTCTCAACTTCAAGCTCTCTCAGCGGCAGATACCATTCGACAAGCTGCCCATTCGGCATGCGTAAATCAAACGCAATAATGCGCCAGCCCCATTCCTTTGGCTCAAACAACTTGTTGGTATCTATCTTGACCAGAGATATCCCATCAGCAAGTAACTCATTGAAAATTGCAGGGACCGCACGGAAGTCATCAATCACTGTCTTAAAGCGATAACTATCACGGATGTGGGAAACATCATGCCAAGGTTTCTTAGCCAGTATTGATGGGCGACGAGCTTTCTGCGTAACCTTTGACAGGTCTTTGGCGTTGTCGCCTGACTTAGTGCCGTACCTTTCATCAATCCGTCTGATCAGTTGCTTAACCAGTGGGCGGTTCTGATTTGTCATGCGCTGTATTTCAGCGCGGATTTGATCATTCGGTGCCGCAACATTCAGTGGCATTCTAATGTTTTGTTCGGGTGTTGTTTCTTCCTCTGTTGCCGCTAGTCGTGACTGACGCGAAGACGCTGGTTCTGTCTGCTCTTGTGCAGCAATGCCACGTTCACGCTGCCCAATATTTCCAACAACAATATCATCGAAGATAGATTGCACATCCGTAAAGCCATTAGCTTTCGCGCCGCCAATAATAGCTTTGAAGAAGTTTTTAATCTTATTAAACAAGCTTACTGGCTTGCCCTTCATACTCAATCGACCAGCGTTATAATCGCGGAACATTTCTGCAACGGCTTCTTCAGTCTGTATTTCTGGGTCCATATCCCCATACATACGCTTGGCACGATCTAGGTATGAGTACTTTCTTTGCTGCTTCTCACCGCTCTTGATCTTTGTATACCGCATTCTAGCGGCAGCATCAGTAAGTGTTTTCCACTCAGCAGGGGTAATAACATTCATCTCCTTCAGGGCGTGAGTTGTTTCGTGATCAAGAACTTCTCCAACACGATTAAACAATTCTGCTTCTGAAAGATTGGGGTCATACAAACCCATAGACAAACTCATCATGCGATTGGTTGGATTGTAAGATCCCTCAATACCCGCACCGTCTGGAGCCTTTACTAACTGCTCCGCTTCCAACCTAACATCTTTCAACCCGTAACCATCAAGGCGCTTTCGAATGGACTGAAACACCTTCTCTTGTTTGTCAGTAAGGGCTGCTGTATAGACAGGTTTGTTCGATTGAACTTTTTCTTTCACCTGATCAGCGACACTACGCGCTTTGGCTGCTGCCAATTTACGCTCAATCTTCTGCGCCCTATTGAAATCAGGCGTGACTTTAGGAACGTAAGGTAATCTTCCAAGCCTCTGCAGTCCTTGCTGCGCATCGTTCACAACACTACTGTACTGCTTGTTTCTCTTACCAAGTCTAGTGATCTCATAATTTATTGCGTTCTCAGTTGTACGCTTTCCTTGAAGATCGCGCCCATACTCGCGCACAGAATCCAGATCAAGCTTCAGGCTTTCTATGGTTTTATTATTTTTTTCTATTGCTTCATTGGCAATATCAACCTGACGACGATACGCTACATCTGGCGTCTTTAGTTGAGGCACAATGTTCTGTGTCGCTGCATACTGAGGAGCAGGTGTATATCTGACACCTGTCGCAGGATCACGAATTGCAGTAGGTTGTGGCTGAGACTGTAGATATCCTCGCGTCTCTAGCTCTGCCATGATGTCACGAACCTGACTAACCTTAGTGTCAGGCAGGTCTGTCTTTATAGCGCGTTGAATTCCAGTAACGCTAAGAGCCTTCTCCCTTGCGATGTCAGATTTAACTTGCTGAAGAACACGATCATACTGAGCTTTATTGTAGGTCTTGTTTTCAAACTCACTATCAGTTGTAACCTCAGATAAAGTAGCTGGGCTTTCTGCTGTTGTCTGTGGGGATTCAGATTGTATGGCTGCTTCAGTCTGAGCCTCCGCTTGCTCCATCAACTGTTGTGAAATGTCTGATGCAAATCCAATACGCTCACTGTCTTCAACAGCACTTTCTTGAAGATCATCATCAAGCTCTATTTCAGATGCAGACCTTGGCTTTTCACTAAGGTAATCAATGGGTCCCGATATTGCAGCAACAGTACCAGCCGCAAGTATGCCCTCACCAAAAGCTTGCCTTAGATTTATATCAAGGCCCTTGTCTGTTAAAGCAGTCTCGCCTGTTTGCTGAATAACAGACTGAACAGTTTCTGTGCCGCCTTCAGCAATAAGTTTTCTTAAAGTGCCTTGCAGACCAGGAGCAATTGCGTTTAGCGCACCAGATGCGCTTGCGCTTGAGACAGCACCCAACCAGTCATCTTTAGTGGGTATCTCCCTGCCATTGTTTCTTGCCCGTTGTTGGGCAATTGGTCCGACAAGCTGCACTGCCTCAAACAAAGCTGGGCCAGCCAGCGCACCAGCCAGCACACCCGCAGGGCTACCACCAGTAGCAACACCACCTATTGCGGCACCACCTGCCCTAGACAAAAGAGAGCCAGCGAATTGACCCGCTTGTTCTGCTACTGCCTCTGGAGCATACAAGAAGTTGTAGAAGCTACCGTCTTCATTTAGAAACTTTTCTGTGGCGCTTTCATAATTCTCTGGCATTTCAACAGCGCCGCTTAGAAAGTCTGCAGTTCTATCAAACCCAGTTAACCTTGCTGTTGTGGCAAAGTTTTCTAATGGTGCATCAATGGCATATGCAAAGCGATCTCCTAGCCTACTAAAAAACCCGCCCTCTTCTTCCTCAATTGGCTGATTAAGAGAGGCAATGCCACCATACTGTGTCTCGTATTGCTGACGATAGGGTAGCTCTTGCTGATCCAAGATCTGAGAGATACGTGCAACTTCTTGCTCAGTAGGTGTATCACCTGCAATGGTAAATGAATACGGGTTCCCAGAGAATTGACCTACTTGTTGAATAACGCCCAAGAGTCATCTCCTTATTGTGAAGCTGTGCCTAAGCTGTATCCTACACTAGGTTGCTGCGCCGATCCACCTCTTACATCAAATGACTGGCTACCAATACTGCCAGTTCCGCGTAGAGCGTTACGATATGTGCCAAGCTCAATATCAGTTCTGAACAACTCTTGCTGCAAGCCCTTTATCTGACGTTCTTTTTCTGCTGGATCCATCATATTGGCTGGAGAGTTAAGGGCGTCAATGCGATCTTGAATGTCACCCTTGTACCTTCTCAAGTCGTCCATAAGGCTAATCATGTTGCTTGCAGTCAAACCCCCTTTACCAGAAGACCTTGCTTTCTGTGCGTCTATGCGTTGCTGCAAAGTCAGAAGATCAAGGACATCTTTATCGTACTGATCTTTTCCTTTCTTCAATGCACCAAGACCAACAAGACCAGCTTCTCCTATGGCACCCCCTAGAGTTGGTGCATCAGATGCCATCAATGCCATACCCGCTTGAGCAAGAGCCATCCACTTGTCGCTCTGGGCGCTCTTCTCTTTCTCTTCAAGCATCTTAGCTATGCGGCCTTCTATGCCACCAAGAGATGACGTTGCGCTTGCCTTCTGACCACCAGTCACCTTGTTCCCAGCGGGGTTAGTGGATGTGTCATCTCCGTCAGTAGATGATTTCAATAGCTCACCAAATGAAAGTGCTGTTGATCCTTCTGGTAAAGGTGCTGGCAGCAAATCCCCTGATTCATCATCTACCTGAAGCTTGTAATCCTGAAGAGCCTTAACGGTTTCAATCTGTTCTTTTGAAGCAGACTCTGGGGAGAGCAGTTCATCACCGCTAGGATTAAATATATTTTGAATAAACTCTGGGGTTCTAATGTCACTAATATCCATTGATTTTATAATCGGATCATAAGTATTAGGAATTACATTTCCAGATTCATCCAAATCGTGGAAGCCAAAGCGTGGTAATACCGAAAAATCTAAAGGTGATTTACTAAAATCTTGGCCTTGTCTTTGAGCAATGCCAATTGTTTCCATAGCGTCTCCACCAGAAAGCTCAACAGCTTTCTCGCCCTGTAGCTCAACGACTCTACCTGCTTGGTTTACAAATCTTTGATTTCCTTCAACATTAGTAATTGGCTTAAAGCCTAAATTTGCAAGGCGATCTGCTGGAGTCATCATCCTAAAGTATTCTTGCTCCAAGAAATCAGCCATTTGCTCTGTGCCTGTTTGACCCTCTAGCGCAGAAGAAATCGTAGACACCATAGGATTATTCAAATCATTTTCGGCATCTCTTATAATACCCGTACCTCTAGCGGTTGCGCTTAACAAATCACCAGAGACCCCAGCAAGATAAGGCACAACATCACCCATAAATGTAGGGCTATCGGTAGGTATTTTATTTATGTCCATCATTCTTAAAGCTTCAGCTTGACGGCTATCTTGTTCTTCGTTGTAAATTTTATCCATATCAAAAACAGATATGTCATTTGGGAAAACTTGCGGTTGAGGAAGTTCATCTGCTTTGAGATCAAGGTCTTCTTGTGTCGGCATTCCTACTTCTGGGCGGTAGATGCTTGGAGTTTCAATAAAATCTGTGTAACTAGCATTATCTTCTGTAAGATCAGGATTTAATTTATTTATAGTTTTTTGAGCTATCTCACCAGTAATTAAGTCACCACTTCTTATATCGTAAACACTTCCATCGGGCATAAGCTCAACAAACATGCCATCAATCATAGTGGCTCGACCAGTACCCTTTTTATATGAAGGAAGAGTTCCAGCTATCATTTGTCTGTTTCTCATTGATTCCTGTTGAGACATACTAGGGTCAGCAAAGAAAGTACGACGATAGTCGTAATCCCTCATAGGTAATCCACCTGGGTTAACAACTTGAGAAGAAAGCTCTCTTGCTGCATCAATTCCAATATCGTTGATAATGCCAGACATTTCACGGTATTCCTGACGGCTGGGATCTAGCTCATTTCTGAAGTAAGCATTTAGTGCATTTCCCCTACCCCTATTACCAATATAATTGCTATTCCTTCTGTTGTATTCAAATAAATCATTCAACATCCTTCCACCTGGTTGCATTTTAACAACGCCACCATCAGCCATCATTTGAGGTGCCTGTGTCGGTTGCATCTGTGATCTCTGGTCCATTCCAGTGTTTTGTGCAATTGAACTATTTGGGTTCATGGCCTGAGACATCTGCATGATACCCTCTTGCGGCACACCTGCAGCAGTTACGGCTTCTTCTGCAACTGTCTTCATGTTTGCAGCTTGCTGGCGCTGATACTCATCACGCATTCTTTTGCGGCGTTTAAGCTCACTAAGCACAAGAAACTGAGGTGCAAATCCTGTAGGGGCTTGCATCTCTTGCATCAGTCTTTGATCAGGAAGGTCTTTAAGAGCTTCTGTTTGCTCTATAATGTTCATTGCATACCTCCGTAACCATAACCGCCATAACCACCATATCCACCACCAAGACCTCTATACAATCCAAGCGCAGAAATTCCCGCACCCAATGCTTGTTGGATTGGATTGTAAGAAGCATACTGCGTTGTTGTCCTGTCCAGATTGCCAGTAGGTACACCACTTAGAAGGCCAGCGAAGCGTTCATACTGACTGATTGGATAGTCTTGTTGACGTAGGAAATCTTGATACGCTAGGTCTAGGCGAGCCTGATCTTCTCCGCGAATATCCCGACCAAGTGTTTCAAGTAATTGCGCACCCTGTATGTCGGTGCCACGAGCAAGTTCGCCAAGGCCAAGAAGACCACGACCTGCGCCCATTAAATCACCGTACAGTCCAGCGGTTCCGTATCTCTGAGCTTCTAGTGCCGCCTGTATCCTTGCTTGCTCTGCTGCGTTTGCGCTCTGCACACGGGCTGCTTCGCTAACATCTATACCTTGTGTTCGAGCAAGCTCCGCTGCTTGTGCGGCTTGTATGCGAGCGGCTTCATCAATGCTAATACCTTGGGTTCTAGCAAGTTCTGCAGCTTGGGCTGCTTGGATACGACCTGCTTCCGAAGCATCAAGACCTTGCACCCTAGCCTGTTCTGCGGCGTTTGCTGCTTGGATTCGTGCGGCCTCATCCAAACTAATACCTTGTGTGCGAGCCAGTTCGGCAGCTTCTGCAGCTTGCGTTCTAGCTGCCTCGCTAACGTCAACACCTTGCGTTCTGGCAAGTTCAGCGGCTTCAGCGGCCTGTATTCTACGTGCCTCATCAATACTAATGCCTTGAGTTCTGGCAAGCTCCGCTGCTCTTGCTGCTTGTGTCCTTGCAGCTTCGCTAACATCAACGCCTTGAGTTCTTGCCAACTCTGAAGCTTCCGCTGCTTGAATCCGTGCAGCTTCGTCAAGGCTAATTCCCTGCGTCCTAGCAAGTTCTGCCGCTCTTCCAGCCTGAGTACGAGCCATCTCAGCCGCTGTACCAGTTTGCGTTCTTCCTGTTTCACCAACATCAATGCCTTGAACTCGTGCCGCTTCTGCTGCACGGCGCTGATCAACGTCCATTTGTGCCGCACGATCAGACTCAAACATCTGCATTGCACGGTCAAACGCTGCCTGACTTCCAATTTGTTGTATATCACCCAATCTTTGATCTAGGTTCTGCTCTGCCATTCCTTGAGCAACAGCCTGACGTGATCCACCAAAGGCACCTGCAGTTACAGCCGCTGCATCTCTGCCAGCCTGACCCCTACCAAAGTCACGTATTGCTTCGCGCTTCTGAACATCCACAACATTTTGCATGTATGGGTCCATATAGTCTGACACTTCAGCGCCCGTAAACTGACGTGCTGGTCCAAAATCAAACTCTTTGCCTTGTGCTTTTGAAAATTCTGCTTGGGTGAAATCACTAAACGGATCGGCCTGACCCGCTTGGAATCCACCATAAGCTTCAACACTGCTCCTATCAAAATCAGAAAATGGATCAGCTTGTCTTTCTTGAAACCCGCCATATCCAGTAACTGAACTTCTATCAAATCTATTATACGGATCCGCAGAGCCAGCTTGAAAGCCTGTAAAAGCGGTAGCGGGACTTGCCGCAAAACCACTATAGGGATCCGCAGACCCAGCCTGAAACCCACTATATGGGTTAACACCTGTCGCAGAAAAATTAGATGCAGTAAAGCTGGGTGCGTTTAAAGCTAGATTACGAAGCCCAGCGATACCTTCATTTTGAGTGCCAACAGCCGTTGTCATCCCTGCCAGCGGACTTGTGGCTATGTTTCTGATCATATCCCGCGACTGAGTAATATCACCATAATCTGCGGATGACGTTAAGCGATCACCTTCGTATGGCACATAAGTGGACTTACCAGCTAAGTCACCATACTTATTAGGATCGTCTGGGTAATATGGCATGGTCGCTTCTTCAGCGCCTTTAAGAAGTCGCTTAAAGTATGGATCAACATAATCAGGCAGACCTGTCGAAACTACCTGTTGTTGCGGCGAACTACCTTTGCCCATTTTCTATCTCCATACGAAACGCAATGTACTCTGGATAAAACTTGTGCTTTCGCAAAGCCCGACCCCAAGCCTTTCTTCCATAGCCTTCTAAGTGCTGACAGTCATTCTGAATAGCAAAGTCTATAACCTTTTCCATTCCTATATCCAGCCATTCTTTCATTCGACTTCCACCTACCCAATCAAGTGCCATGCTTTTGCGTTGCGGGTACTTTATTATTCTGGTTGTGAATGCAGCTACAATCTTGTCTTCTTCAAACACAACCCAAAGAACGTAAGTGTCTTCCAATATCCCCTTTAAAACATCTATCATTTTCATTTTACCGATAGCTGTTTCGACACTTTCCTTCAGTACCTTTTCAACGTCCTTCCATATATACTTGACTGATTCCTTTGGAACAGCACTTACCTTCAATTACCCCACCATTTCTTTTAGCACCTCTGGCGCTCTTTCCTCTGCCTGATTTATCTTATCTAAAAACCCACCGCCATACGCTTTAGTTAACGCATCTGTTGTTGGCTCACGAAAAACGTATTCGCCTTCAGTAAGCAATACATCTTGTTGATTGTCTAGGGTTGCTGGAACCTTATCGTCTTCGCCAGAGCCATCACCAGGTCCGCGCAC